GATTGTAGGCATGCTTTAAATGATCTAAAACAAATGGATCAAGATGAAAAATTAACAATTCAAAACCCACAACGTAGAACAATTGAAATGAAAATTTCTGAAATTATTAAATTAATTGAAGATAATAATTTAGCTGTTTCTGCTAATGGTGTAATGTATAGAACCGATTCTGATTCAGTACTTAAAACTATTCTTTCAAAATGGTTTGATGAAAGAGTTATATATAAAAATAAAATGAAAGAAGCCTACACAGCTGGTAATAAAGCTTTAGGTGAACAAATGCACTTAAAGCAACATACAATGAAAATTTTATTGAATAGTTTGTATGGTGCTACCGCTCTTGGCAGTTTTAGATATGGTAATGTAATTTTAAGTGAATCTATCACCTTAACAGGTCAAAGAATCATTCAAGAATCAGCATTATTTGCCAATACACATATGAATCAAGTAATGGAAGGAAAAATACAATTATGATTACAAAACAAGCAATTAGAAAAGGAGTTGAAGTTCAATGTAACGGAAAAACTTTAACCAAAGAGCAAATTATTTCTAAAGGAGAAAATTGGAGTGAACACTCAGAAAATTTCTTTAGAAAAATGCTTAAACAAGGAGGTAAATTTAGCCTTAAAGGAGATCAATTTATTATATCAACTCCTGATTTACTTTTAAATAATAAAGGTGAAGTTGAATCTGTATTTAAAGAAGACGAAGAAGAAGACTAAATATGATCACTTCAGTTAAAATAAAAGATAAAATAATTTTTGGAGAATCCACTCCATTTATTCTAATTTCAGGACCTTGTGTTATTGAAAATGCTGAGCATACTTTTTTTATGGCAGAACAAATAAAAAAAATTACAGATAAATTAAACATTCCTTTTATTTTTAAAGCATCTTTTGATAAAGCAAACAGGACAAAATTAGAAAATTATCGAGGGGTACCAATTGAAGAAGCAATCAAAATTTTTAGTAAAATTCGTAATGAATTAAATATCCCAGTTACTACTGATATTCATGAACCTTGGCAGGCTGATGCTTTAAAAAATTGTATTGATTTAATCCAAATCCCTGCGTTTTTATGTAGGCAAACTGATTTATTAGTTGCAGCAGCTAAAACAGGGTTACCTGTTAATATAAAAAAAGCTCAATTTGTAAATGGTGTTGATATGGAACGAGCTGTTAATAAAGTTGTAATGTCCGATAACAATAATGTTATTTTAACTGAACGTGGAAACACTTTTGGGTATGGAGATTATATAGTAGATATGAGGAATTTGCTTATTATGAAAAACTATGCCCCTGTTATATTTGATGCAACCCATTCAGTTCAAAAAGGATGTTCTGGGGGTAGTAGTGGTTCAAACAAACATTTTGTAGAACCCTTAGCAAAAGCAGCAGCTGCAATTGGTATAGATGGATTATTTTTAGAAGTTCATAATAACCCAGATAATGCCTTGTCAGATGGTACAAGTAGTATTACATTAAATAATCTAGAAAATGTTTTAAATAATATTTGTAAAGTTATTAATTAAAAATTATGAATATATATGTTGATATAGATGAAACTATTTGTTTTTATGAAAATAGGGAATATATAAATCCCGATTATTCAACTGCAATCCCTCATTATGAAAATATAGAAAAAATAAATAAGCTATATAGTGAAGGACATACAATTACTTACTGGACTGCTAGAGGTGGTACAACAGGTATTAATTGGTATGATATAACTAAATCTCAACTTCAAGAATGGAAATGTAAACATCATGATCTAATGGTAGGGAATAAACCACCATACGATTTATTAATTTGTGATAAAACCAAAAGAATAGAAGAAATATGAAGATTTTTTTAGACACACTAGAATTGGATTCAATTCAGAAATACTCAGATATGGGTATATTGACCGGAGTTACTACAAATCCTACTTTGGCAAAAAGACATGGTATGATTGATGATATCGATATGATTAAACAAATCAGAGGAGTAATGCCAGTTGGTGAGATTCACGTTGAAGCGTGGGGTACTACTAAAGATGAAATCTTATCTAACATCGAACGATTGAAAGTAAAATCGAATGACATCGATTTAGTTTTTAAAATTCCATTCTCGCCAGCAGGTATTGATGCATGTAATACAGCAACAAGTAAGGGTGACAAAACAAATATGCACTTGATATTTTCACACAATCAAGCAATATTATGTGCTAATGTGAATTCTACTTATATATGCCCCTTAGTAGGTAGACTTGATGATGCAGGTCATGATGCCTTATTGTTTATATCCGAACTTACAAATATAATGGTTGATACTAAGATTATGGTATCGAGTGTTAGACATCCTATGCACGTTGTTAAAGCTATAAAAGCAGGAGCTGATGTTATAACAGTACCTTTAAAAGTTTTAGAACAAATGTTTGAACATCCATTAACTACAACCGGTATTGAATTGTTTGAAAAGGATATACAATCATGAAACAATTAGAAACTACACCTTGGTTTATTTGTAATAAAGACGATACAAATTATTGTGTATATGTTGATACTGACTCCAATTATTACAATGCTGAGCCTATGCTTAGGCATCTCCACCCTAATTTTGATGATATGTCAGAAGAAGCAAGAGATGAAGCACTTGAAAAAATTGCACTTACATATCAAGATCTAATTACTAAATCTTATGATAACTTAGCTTTAGAAGCATTTAATATTAAAGATCATAGATTTGATATGAAAACTGAATGTATGATTCGTGCTGGTTATTTTAGAGCTACTCGTAGATATGCTCAATGGATTACTAAAAAAGAAGGTGTCCCTACTGATGATTTAGACATTAAAGGGTTAGAGTTTATGAAAGCTAACTTCCCCCAAATATTTAGTGATTTCTTTAAAGATGTTTTACAAAGAGTTATTAAAGGTACCCCACAAAAAGAAATTGATGAGTTATTAAAGGCATTTAGATCTAAAGTATTAGCTGATGATATGGATATTACAATTTTAGGTAACCCTACTCGTGTAAAAACTTTAGAAAAATACCTAGGCTCTAAACCAGGCCCTGGGGAAATGTTTTCAGCTATTCAACAAGGAGCACCTGCCCCTGTAAAAGCATCTATTAAATATAATGATTTACTTACGTTTTGGAAATTAGATAAACAACATTCTAAAATTACTCAAGGTGATAAAATCAAATGGATTTATTTAAAAGATAACCCATATAGAATTGATGCCTTAGCATTCTTAGACTTTGATATGCCAGATAAAATTCGTACATTACTGGCTCAATATGCAGATACAAATAAATCTTTCGAAACAATTTTAGAAAGCAAATTAATAGGATTTTATAATGATTTAGGTTGGGACTTAAACTTAAACCCTTATCGAAATTTATTTTTTAATTTTTAGTTATGATAAACAAAAACGAACTACAATCAACAATTGGTAAATATCATCTAAATGGATTAATTGAATCTGTTAAATGGAGTATTGCATATAACGCATTAACTATTGATTTCCAATCCCCATACAAGGACATGATTGGACGCGTTAATCACGCGTCATTCCCATTAAAAGACGCAGAAATCGCTATATATGACACATCAAAACTAAATAAGTTATTAGGTATTACTAGTGGTGAAGTATTTATCAATTTAACTAAACCTGAACAAGCAAAAATTTATGATAAATTAGTTATATCAGATTCAACTTATACTCTTAATTATACTCTTAGTGAATTACTTTTAATTCAAAAAGTAGGTACAGTAGATGATCCTGATAATTATAAAATTATTACACAATTAGATGGTGATAGTATTAGTGCTCTTATTAAAGCACATAATGCACTTGAAAGTGATAATGTAATTGTTTCAATTGATAGAGATTTAGATGGTCAAGATGTTTTAGTTATGTCTTTTGGTGATGATTTAAAACACACTAATAAAATTGACTACCAGATGCCTTTTACTACTTTAACAGATATTAAATATGGAACTCGAATTCCATTTGATTCTAAAATGATTAAAAATATATTGAATAATAATAAAGATGCTACCGAAGCTACTATGAAAATCAGTTCAGAAGGTTTAATGAAATTTGAATTTAAAGGGGAGAATTGGAATAGTTTTTATTATGTTGTGAGGAAAGCAAATATTTAATATACGTATACATGAATATAAAATTGCGGAGCTAGGGCACGCTTGTTATATTCACAATTAAATTAACCGAGAGCTTCGGCCTCACAAATAAAATGATATGAGTACATTATTCGATGAACGCACACCGTTCGATTTATTATTTCGTAATTTGTTCAAAGCAGATTCAGGATTTCAACCTACAACGTTTGAAACCAAACAACCCCACCCACTAGATATTTATTATGACGATGAAGGGCTTCATTTTGAAGTTGCCTGTACTGGTCTAACTAAAAAAGATATTCAACTTGAAATTGATGGAGATCTTTTACAAATTATCTATGAAAAACCAAGTGAAGAAGAAGATTTTAGCAATTATGTCTATAAAGGATTAGCTAAAAGATCTTTTAATTTAGGCTATAAAGTAGCAGCTAAATTTGAACTTGAAAAATTAGAAGCAGAAATGAAAGATGGTTTACTCCATTTGTTTGTCCCAACTGCTGAATCTAAGAAACCAAAAACCATTAAAATAAAATAAAAGTTTTGTAAAAAAAGCGTGTCCTAGCGCGATTTTATTCGTATATTCACGGAAATAAAAATATATAAAGTTATGGCTAAACCTAGCAAATCAAATTTGCGATTTATCAAAGACCCCCAACTGGATCCTTATTATATCCAATTGGACGAATATTGTTATATCGCACAAAAATCTACATTTTCAGAAGCAGGACATGAGTACCAAAATACTTTAGGACATTACACTACATTAGGGGGTTGTCTTGAATCTATTGCTCGTGATGATGCTAAATCTACTAATTATAAATCATTAAAACATTTTGTAGAACGTTTTGAAGCTAAAACCAATGAACTTATAAACCTTGTTAAATAATTAATTATGAAAATTGAAGCATTATATAATGCCATTATTGTTAAGCCAGTCGAAATAGAAGAGACTCGTTATGGTAACATTGTTGTACCTGATTTAGGTAATGACACAAATAAAACAGCAGAAGTTGTAGGTGTAGGTCCAGGCCACACAATCTTTGGAGGAAGTTTTTTAGAAACCCAACTTACAGAAGGAGACATTGTAGTTCTTCCTACTATGGGATTCACTAAGTTTGAATACGAAGGTCAAGAATACTGGATTGGAAAAGAAAATGAAGTTTTAGCTAAAATAAATAAATAAAATGAGTAAGATAATTGAATTTGGTCCTGAAGCACGCAACCAATTAGTTTCAGGGATTGATAAGTTAGCAGATGCAGTAGTTGCAACTTTGGGTCCTAATGGACGTAATGTAGTTATTTCAAATGGAGGTGTACCTCAGTCTACTAAGGATGGAGTTACAGTTGCTAAAAGTATTTCTTTAAGTGATAATGTAGAAGAAGCAGGAGCTTCAATGGTAAAACAAGCAGCTATAAAAACTGCTGATGTTGCTGGTGACGGTACTACGACATCAACTTTATTAGCTCGTGAAATGGTAAAAGCAGGTTTATCTCATCTCAATAATGGAGATAATGCTGTTGAAATTAAGCGTGGTATTGATAAAGCTGTTGGAGAAGTAGTAGAAGAACTTCGTACTAATGTTTCTCAAGATATTACTGAAGAAAATCAACTAGAACAAGTAGCTACTATTTCTTCTAATAATGATACAGAAATAGGTAAACTTATAGCTACTGCAATGAGTAAAGTAGGACGTGAAGGAGTTGTTACTATTGAAGAATCAAAATCAGGAGAAACTTATCTTGAAACCGTAGAAGGAATTCAATTCCAACGTGGTTTTAAATCTCCCTATTTTGTAACTAATAATGCTACAATGTCAGCTGTATTAGATAAAGCTTATATTCTAATTGCTGATGAACGTTTTACTAATGTGAAAGATCTTCTTCCTGTGTTAGAAGGTGTATCTGGAACTGGTCGTCCTCTTCTTATTATCGCTGAAGATATTGATAATGAAGCACTCGCAACTCTTGTTGTTAACAAGATGCGTGGAACACTAGCAGTGTGTGCCGTTAAAGCTCCTGATTTTGGAGATCGTCGTAAACTTATTCTTGAAGATATAGCTGCACTAACAGGTGGAGAAGTATTTAGTAAGGAAAAAGGTATGGATCTTAAAAAATTCTCTTGGGACTGGTTCGGTGAATCACGTACGGTAACTGTAACTAAAGAACAAACTACAATTGTAGATGGAAAAGGAGAATCAAAACGAATTGAAGCACGTATTGAAGAGCTACAGCAACAAATCGAACAAGCGACAACGCCGTTTGAAGTTGAAAAGCTCCAAGAAAGGCTCTCAAAATTCGTCGGAGGAGTGGCAATAATCCACGTTGGTGGAAACACAGAAACCGAAATGAAAGAAAAGAAGGATCGTGTTGATGATGCTCTTAATGCAACAAAAGCAGCAATCGAAGAAGGTATTGTTGCAGGTGGTGGAGCAGCTTTAATTTATGCTCGTGAAGCTATTATTAAAGATAATGTTGGTGCTCAACTTGTATATAAAGCTTGTGGTCGCCCATTTGAACAAATTTTAACTAATGCAGGCTATGATCTATCAGCTGCTAAGATTCTTGGTATGAAGGTTTCTGAAAGTAGAATTGGAGATAAGTTTCATGGTTATAATTTAAAAACTGAAACAGTTGAAAACCTAAGAACAGCTGGAATTATTGATCCAACTAAAGTAACTCGTACTGCAATTGAAAGTGCAGCTTCAGTTGCTGGAACTATTTTATTAACTGAATGTGTCGTAGTTGATGATCCAGATACAAAAGATGAAGTAGATCCTATGGCTGGAATGATGAATGGTATGATGTAATGAAGGAACAACAAGAATTCTTAGAATTAATAGCAACTAGAGTTCCCCCTGGTGATCGTTGGTCACTAGAGGGGGACAAAGTTGTCCATAAATCTCTTACTGAAACTTTAGAAGCATGGTTTGCTAAAACTGGCCAAAAAGCCCAATTTAGACTTGCTCCTTTAGAAGGAAAACTTTATGTTATACGTACTGAAGAAGTAGAAGTTAAAGTTGAACCTCCTAAGAAATTTAACATATATGGGGATTATTAAATGAATTGGTCCTACATCCCAGAAGATAAAGATGGTGCCTTAGTAACCTATGCTACAACAGTTCCTATAGAAGGAAAATGTACTTGGCAAGCTGATACTTTAGATTATCTTTTATCTTTTTACAATAAAAACACATTTCGTAGATGTATTGATGCAGGAGCTAATTATGGGTTTTTATCTGTAGGATTTTCTAAATATTTTAAAAATGTAGAAGCATTTGAACTTTCTTCTGATATTAGACATCATTTAGGTATTAATGTAAAAAATATTCCTAATATTAGAGTCCACCAAAAAGGACTTTATGATACTACCACATCAGTTAATTTTGAACTTAGAGAACAATCAGGTGCTAGTGGTATTATAGGACATGGGGGGGTAACTGAACAAGTTACTACTTTAGATTCTTTTAATTATGATGATGTAGACTTATTAAAAATTGATGTAGAAGGTGCTGAGGAACATTTAATAAGAGGAGCTAAAAATACTATAAAAAAATGTCTACCTATTATTTGCTGTGAAATTCATTGTGGTAGGGATATTGGATCTTTTAAAAGAAGACAATATATCTTTAAATTTTTAGATAGTTTAGGGTATAAGTTAGTTGATGTTAGACATGCTGATTTATTATTTATTGCTTAATTTGGAAATATAAATATAAATTCGTATATTTACACTATGGTAAAAAATGATCATACATTATTAGTTGAAAAATATCGTTCAAAAACATTAGATAGTTATGTTGGAAATGAGCATATTAAAAGAACTATCAACCAATATATTTCCCAAAATGATATTCAAAACCTTATTTTCTATGGCCCCGCTGGTACAGGTAAAACGACTTTGGCTAAGCTTATTGTTAATAACCTTAATTGTGATCACTTATATATCAACGCAAGTGATGAAAGGGGTATCGAAACTATTAGAGATAAAGTTTCCGGGTTTGCTAGCAGTGCTTCATTTAAACCACTCAAAGTGGTTATCTTGGACGAGGCAGATTTTCTTACGATACAGGCACAAGCTTCACTTCGAAATGTAATTGAAACATTTTCTCGTAGTACACGTTTTATTATGACTTGTAATTACGTTGAGCGGATAATTGATCCACTTCAATCACGTTGTCAAGTACTTAAAGTCATCCCACCTAGTAAAGGTGATGTTGCTAAACATATTGCTTGGATTCTGGGAGAGGAAAATACTAGTTTTGAACTACAAGATATAAAAACAATTACCAACCAATTCTATCCAGATCTACGTAAATGTCTTAATACTGTTCAACTATCTACTCAAGATAATAAATTAGTAATAGATAAATCAGTATTAGTGTCATCTAATTACATGGCTCAAATATTAAAAGAATTAAGTAATGCTAAACCTAAATGGCGTGAAATACGTCAAATCATTGCTAACGCGAATGTTAGTGATTTCGAGGAGCTTTATCGTTATCTTTATGATAACGCTCATGTATATGCAAGTGGCCGTGAAGGGATGGTTGCAATCTATATCAACGAATATAGTTACCAATCCAACTTCCGTATTGATAAAGAAATCAACTGTATGGCACTCATACAGAAATTAATCGAATTAAAATAATATGAATTATCAAACCTTAGTATTTGGAGATAGACATTTTAAATTAGTTCGAACTTTACAAGAAACACCTAAGTTTTCAAAGGGCATTCCTGATCTTAAATTACTTTGGAATTGCGATACAGTTTTAAAGAAAAATGGAATGCTTTATTTTTGTAGAGCAATAGAAAATATAGAATATGAAGAACTTTCTTAAATTTGCTATTATTTGGATTAGCCAAAATTTAGCCGTACCTTTTTGGATGGTTGGTCATATTCATTTAATGACTACAATTTATGAAGACATACATGAGATCTTAGCCAGCTTAGGTATGAATATAATAGTATTAATTGGCTTTATTTTAGATTATAAACAAAACAAAAATTAAAATGGCAAAACAACCTCAAATGAATGTTGATTTAAACAACACCGAATCTGTAGAACATAAGAATGGTAAGATTTGGACTCAGGGATTTATTATTAGAAAAGTTTCAAAATTTGTAGC